TCTATTAAACCACCAGGGACTTCACTTCCTGGTTGAAAATTAAAATGTCTAGTTATATATGGTGTATCACCTACAACTAAAGGTCCTATTGTTCCATTGTCTCTATTAAATACACGACTGAAATAGAAAATGTTAGTATTATAATCTGTATAACTTGTGCTTCCGTTTTGCCCCCATCTTATGGCGTCGTCAACATTATGAATATCACATATTACTTGGTCTGCGTACCCAGTTTGAAATTTTGTTATGTTACTACTACTACTGAAAAAACCCTGTAAAACAGTATAAAAACTTCTTGTTACAAATGAAGTTTCTACTTTTCCATTTTGTGCTAATCCTCCACCTGCAATTACAGAACCTTGATATTTTAGTGGCCTATCATTTGTATAAGAATTAGTTGATGGTATAGTAAAATTACTATTTGAAGATATTTGATCTTGTCCATAAAAGCTTTGTTGCGCATATGGAGATTGTCTATATCCTTGAGCTTGAACACCAGCGAATTCTTTGGAGTTAGATTTTCGTTGACTAAAACTGGAAGTAATATTTCCATTACTATCTAAGCCTGGATTTGCGGCAAATTGAATTGAATGTTTTCTGTTGTCTGCATCTCCCCCAAGAGCGTATTCAAGATTATCCTTCCTAGCAACAAATAGCGGATCATAGTTTTTAACAGAGGGGAATATCATTTCTGCTGGCGCCATCTTCCCATACGAATCAATTATAGTAAAACCTTCTTTTCTCCCACTAAACCCTACCCCGGTGGCTAAGTGAGCCCTAAAATTCATCAAATTTCTTTTTACGCCCGTCGTATAATCTAGTTGACAACCTTGACAACTATTTAATTTTAAATCTTTATATCTTATCCTTGTTTCGGTTTTGGAAACTATTGGTACATCATTAATATATGTGGCGCCCAATACATCTGTTTGTTTGCCATCTTGATCAAAAAATCCTTTTATTGGCCCATCAGACAGTAATTCTATAGATTGTAACTTAGCTGTTCCAAGTAGCAAATCAGCTCCAAATGGTGGACTTAATTGACTAAATGTGTCTGTAACTCTATCAGCATTAGCTTGAATTCTATTAGCTCTTGCTTCTGCCGCTGCACGCTTTTCGTCTTTTGACTTGCCGCCTTTATGACCTTGTACAGAATATTTTTGTATTCTTTTTAACTTATTTTTTATGTAGTCTTTCATCAGTATCCCCTTATATAATTAGATATTGAAGATCCAAATGCATTTTGTATTTTTACTAATGCGTTTGTTACATTATTTTCATAAGCTACATTCTGTCTGTCTGATGTTAAATCATAATTAGAGAGTGTTGTTGCAACAACATAACTACCCACTCTCAATCTTCCGTATCCTATTGGAACGGGTCTACCCTGTGTTGATACATTTTGCGGGCTACTAAATAAATATGATGAATTTTTTATACCAGCACGAATTGAATTTTCTATAGTTTCTGGTTCATCTTCTGGTATAGGAGTATTTAAATATTGTATTCCAGCAATAACCAAACCCATACCAACTGCAAACAAAAATCCACCAAGTAGCGTACCAATACCTATTACATAACCACCAACTGCTAAACCGGCACCAAGTACAATAGTAAGAGTGATTGGGTCTTTTCCTATAATACTTGGGGCAATTTCTACTGTTTTAATATTTTTTGTATTGTTCATACTAAAAGCAGTTTCTGTTTCACCATTAACTATAATTTCATAACTTAAACCCTCTCTAGTTTTATTTACGATATATTTTCTAAATCCAGGGAACATAGTATCCATGGCATAGATGACATCTGTGGGTTTATTTATGTTATGAAATTCGAATTCTTTTCCATAAATTTTTGCTATTTTCCCATGTAAAATAATTTTTGTTTTCATTAATAAGTTCCTCCTCTATCTGTTCCTTGAGGAGCTTCTAAACTAGCAAATGATCTAGAAACTACATCGCTACCTAGTCGACTTTCATTAGTTGATAAATCAACTGGCTCAACAATTGATTGTATTATTTTAGTTCCAATTCTCAACGCTCCATAACCTAAGGGCACAGGTGTATATTGAGCCGTAACATTTTCTCTACTTGCAAACATGTAAGATGCTGGCGCTAGTCTCGCTTTCGCTGCAATTGGCTCCTCCTCTGGTATGGGTGTCATCAGATATTGTATCCCCGCTATGACAACTTGAATTAATACTTGAACAACAAACTGAACAACAAAATCAACTTGACCTTTAATAACGGGAACTACATCTATTCTTTTGATTTTTCTTTTTTGCACAGCTTCATTTAAAGAAGTTAATGGCTCTTCATCTACCACCAGTTCGTAGTGTTCATTTTTTTGTGCACTAGATATAAAATACTGCATGAAACCCTCTCTGTTTGCATCTACCGCTTTGATACAATCAGTTGCTTTGTTTATGTTCATAAATTTGTAAAACTTTCCAAACTTATGACCAGCTATTCCATGTATGTGTATTTCGGTCATTTTAGTTTTTCTTTTATTTTTTCTACAATGGTTTTATCTACTTCAGAATATTCTGGTTCATGAACGTGAAACAAATTTTGTTCTAATGAATAAATAATAAAAGGATAACAAATTAAATCAGCAGTTTTAATATCAAAGTTAGATGGCTCACAACCACCTCTACAATGTGAATGATAAACTGCAACTATATTGTTACTTCTTTTGACAAACAAAAATTCTTTTGCGGGAATGTAAAACTCATCTTCTGGTATTTCAGAATAATTTTTCATAGGTAACACACTTAACTCACCGTCTTTTTCAATAATGAAACCACAAACTTCTCTGTTTGGTGATTTTTCTGATTCTAATTCTATTTGTCTTTTTATCATTTTAATAACTATAAGTTTCTGTTCCAGGAAATCCTCCGTAAGGTAAATTTTTATTTGTGTTTATTCCACCCCAATCATCATTAGCAAATCTTAATTTACATCCAAAAAGTTTTTTGGAACATGCATCTTTTACCCATAAATCTGTTCTTTTATTAGGTGGTTCATTTACTGTTGTTGTGTGGCCAGATTTACAAACATAGTAAACGGGGTGTTGTTGATAATAATTAGCGGTTAAACCTTGTCCAGAAAGTGCCCGATTACTGTAAGTAAATACGTAATCTCCTGTTGTGTAGGTTCTGTTTTGGCCTCCATCAGTTTGATTTCCGCTCCAAAGCCCTTTGGGTGTTAGAAGATCATCAACACTAGATTCTATTCGTTTTGAGTGATTAGTTGTCGGTCCACCATTTAAAATGTCTGTGTTAAAACCATAACTTGTTCCAGCTCCAGTTACAAATAGTTGATCATTCACCGTAGCTACAACTCTATCGTGACTATCTTGCGAACTATTATAACCATATCTGCATCCATAACCTCTATATATAAATGGACAATACCTTGATGATATTTTTCTTGATGGAATTTCTACATTCTCTAATTCTAAACTAGATACTAATTCAAATTCTACGGCTAACTTATTTTCGCTAGTTTTTCTTGAAATAAAATATTTATCATCTGGCATTTTAGCATTTGGATTTGCCGTGCCAAAAGGGTTTGATCCACCAGGAAAATTAGCGTCATCTAAAAATTTAGCAAAAGTTCTTTTTCTGACTACTTTTGCGCCATTTAAATTATTATATTTTCTTAATAAAGAAGAGACATAAAGTCCCGCATTTGATACTCTTATTTTTGGTCTGGGTAGTCTTTGGTCGCCCAAAATCTCAAAACCTTCTGATTCTACGGGAATTGGCAAATACTCTTGTCCATTAAATATAATTTTGCCAGCAACACCATTAGTTCCACCGTGAAAGTTAATTTGTGCTTGACTATCGTTCTGATAATCGTAATATAAGGTATATAATTCAATTAAAGCCGTTGGCTCTACATCAAATATAGCTCTAGCGAAATCTTGATTTATGCCTTTTCCCATGTACTATATTACACCGAAAAATGAAAAAATACAAACAATTAAAAACTACTTCAGTCAGACCCTATGAATCTAAAGATTTTAGGGAAGTTTTTGTGATATTTCTTAAATTTCAAAAAGAAGCCAAGATAGGGACTTATCATAATATATGCAAAGGTCATGGGGATACTTTTGTAGTAGCTTATTTAATAGAAGAATTAAAGACTTTATTAAAAAGATGTAAACATAACTATGTAGCAATAGACGAGGATACTGGCAAAATTTGGGGTTTTGGTTGCGGCACTAACGATATAATGAACGGTTTTATGGATGTAAAAAATTCAATAGAAATACAAATAGTTTTTAAAGACCCAGATTATATTTTTAATAGAGTAATGAAACACGCTCTTTTAGTGAATTTGAAAAGGGTTGCCAACGGCAGAAGGGTTTTTGCTGCTTTGGGGCCAAGGGACAAGTTTATTAAGTATTTAGGGTTTGTAAAAAAGATGTTTAACTTAAAAATCCACGGCAAAGATACTTTTGGAAAAGTGTGGGTAGAATTTTTATAATAAAATATGAAAGAAATATATTCAAAACTAGATAAAATATTAGAAAACTTTAAATATGATTTGGTGGAAAGATACGAATTTTTCCCTCACAAATATGATATTGAAGAAAAAACGTCAGAAAAAGCTTTGCTATATATACAAAAAAACGGTAATTTAGACAAAGCTAATACTCTTGAACATAATGACAATAGGATAATTTTAGATGATTCTATACTTTATTCAATTGATTTAAAGGGAATGTTACACAAAGAAACTGGAGTTAAAAGAGAATATTCGGGCTTTTTTTGGTATCCTTGTGATGCGTTTTGTGGTTGGCATACAAACAACAACGCTGAAGGAGAACGTATATACTTCGCTTGGGCGCCAGAAGATAATAAAAGTTTTTTTAGGTATCAAGACCCAGAAACAAAAGAAATCATTACAGATTGGGATAAAAAGGGCTGGCAGTATAGAAAATTTAATGTTTCTAGAGATAAACCTTTTTGGCATTGTGTTGGCTCTAAAACTAACAGAATTAGTATAGGTTTAAGGGTTAAGTGAATATAAAAGTTTCTGATTTTGAAGAAAAATGGTTAGACGATTTGGCTTATGAATTTTATAAGTTTAATCGAAACAACCCAATGAAGTTATATTCTGAAGTTAAGCATATCAAATCTTTCAACTTAAAGTTACAATACTTTAAAGAAAAGTTGTTAAAAATGCTTGACTTTTGTGACTATAACTTTATAGCTATAGACGAAAACAAAAATAAAATATATGCATTTACCTGTTATGAAATTAAAAAAGATGTTTGTTTGAATTATTTTATCTTCAAATCCGTAGATTATCCTATGGACAGAGATATGTTTAAAACGCATTTGAAATTTTTTGACAAAATGAAAGAAAAAGGATTTACAAAAATAGAAGCTTACATAGACAGAGTTTACAAGGACCCCTTACTAAAGTTCGTAAAAAGATATTATGGGGCAAATGCAGAAAAACAAGAGGAAGGGAATGATAGAATTGTATTTGATTTAGAAAAAAACACTAGATGGAGATTTTACCTTGACAAATAAGAATATGCGTGTTAAAAAAGAAATAATGAGCAAATGGACAGAAAAACAAAAAGGAGCTTTGTGGAAGAAAAACAACGGCAAAGTTAGATATTTGTCTGGATATGTGGAAATAGAGGGTGTACAGCATAAAGTCGTCATCTTTCCAAATAAATACAAAAAAGAATCAAAACATCCCGAATTTATTATATACTCACCCTTCGAAAAATAGTGTAAAGACACTATATAAGTTATGAAAGGTTACCTAAAAGTTGTTGGCACCAACGATGGTTGCGAGCGTTTAATGGACGCTTCTGGTTTGTCTGAAATTAATTACAAGTTTCACAAAAACTATGAGTTAAAATTTAAAAATGAAATTTTCTTTTTAGAAATTTTGGAGTTTATTATATGTGATACATTTATTGAATATTCGGGTTGGATAGGTGATAAAAATCACAAGTATGGCAGAATAGCTTTTCAGTTTGAACCTAAGAATGAAAGTTAGAGTATATAGAAATCTAAATTTAGTGTAATATACTTAATATGTCAGATAGAAAAATATCAGAACTTACGGAATTAACTAACGTCAGATCAACACTTGGTTTTTTACCATTTGCTGATACTAGCGCCACGGAAACAAAAAAAATTGCACTACCTAATTTACCAATAAGTGACCAAGCTTTGGATCATGATGTTCCATTCACAGTAACTGTTTCTGGTGGAACAGGTACAATAAATAATTTAGCAACAGCTAATGGTTTTGCTTACAATTCTCATTTAACTGATGTTTATCTTGGCACAAAAGTTACAGGTATTCATAGTCAAGCTTTTTATCAGAATCGAAACCTTACTAGAATTAATGTACCTAAAGGTGTGACTGGTGCTATTGGGAGTTCTGCTTTCTTTTATTGTGATAGTCTCGTAGGTCCAATCGACTTTCCAGAGGGTGTAACCTCTCTTGGGTCACAAGTTTTCATGTTATGTGACGATCTTCAAGGTGTTTCTTTACCAGATTCTCTGACCTCTTTGGGAAGTTATGCTTTTTATAATTGTCCTAATCTGGTTACTGCAAATATTCCTACTGGAATTACCACTCTTGAACCCATGACATTTGCAGGTTGTAGAAAATTAACAAACACCACAATTCCAAGTGGCGTCACATCTATTAAAAACAGAGCTTTCCAAAATTGTAAAGCTTTTACAAGCATAACAATTCCAAGTACTGTAACTGAACTTGGGGGTGCTGCTTTTAGCAGTTGTACTGGTGCAACTACCGTTAATTGCCTTGCAACTAATGCTCCAACTATATCACTTGGCTACTATGGTAGTGTTTTCGGTAACGTAGCAGCTACAGAACTTCATGTTCCAGTGGGAGCAACGAATTATGGATCTACATACCAGGGTTTAACAGTTGTTGCAGATTTATAATTGATTTTTTTAAATTTGTGGTTATCATATCAATATGAGTAAAAAAATTCATTTTGTATCTGGTCTTCCACGATCATGTTCTACATTACTTTGCAACCTACTTGCACAAAATCCAAAGGTTCACGCTACTCCAAGTAGTGCTTTGCATGAAATTGGTTATATTGCTCGTCAAGTTTTTGAAACAGAAGAAGCGAAAGCGGTAGACATGAAAAGTATCCTTGAGCCTATGTATTTAGACTACGTAAAAGCTGGTTGCGAAAACGCTTTTAACAGTATTACAGATAGGCCTGTAGTGGTTGACAAATCTCGTTCTTGGATTGGGCATTTAGATCAGCTTTTTAAAATATGGCCCAATGCAAAGATATTAGTGCCTGTTCGTGATATGCGAGGAATAGTGTCAAGTATGGAAAAAAAGCGAATAGCTCATCCAACAGTTTTTAATGGAGCAGAAAAACAAAATCCACAAAACTGGACAACTATAGAAAAACGTGCTCAAAATTGGTTGCAAACCCCACCTATTGGCATTGCGATTGAAAGATTATATGAAGCTCATCAAAGATTTGGTGATAAATTAATGTTTATTCACGCAGGAAAGCTAACAGAAAGCCCACAAAGTGTAATGAATAGTGTATGGGAATATCTTGAAGAAGATTCTTTTACTCATAACGTTTCTAATGTAGAGCAATATACTAAAGAATATGACGTAGGTTTCCCATATGGAGATCATATCATACGCCAAAAAATTGAACCTTTAAAAAAAGATTGGTGCGAAATACTTGGTCGAGAGCTTTCTGAACAAATAAATCAAAAATTTAACTGGATAAACAACTTATGAAATACGCATTAATCAACTCACAAACAAAAAGAATAATAAGAATAAATGACAATAATAATGATCCCATTAATGACAATTTGGAATTTGTGTCTGTTTCTGATGCAATAGAGTCAGAATTCAATAGTTCTAGTAGAAAAGTTTTATTTTTAATCGACGGGTCTATCAAGACAATGGAACAAAAACATTGGATAAATAATCCAGAAAGTGTGAAAAACATC